TGGTCCCTTTTTATTTAATTGTTTATTATTAAGACAACCTGAAGCTTATGCTGAAGGGGATAGTGGTATAGGATACGCTCAAAATATTAGATTTTCTTTTTTAAGAGATGATTTAGTTGATGCCAATGTGGTTCCTGAAGTAGGAGATGTAATATTATATCAAGGAGAATATTTTGGTGTTGATGCCACAATATCTAATGATTACTTCCTAGGTAAAAACCCAGACTATCCTAACAATAATTCAGATGGTACACCTAACCCACTTAACCCTGGTTTAGAAGATTTTGGATATAATGTATCAATTATATGTGAAACACATTATATACCTGCTGATAAATTGTCAATTTCACCTTATAAAGAAAGATTTTAATGGCAAATTTTAAACCATACCCAAAAAAACAAAAGGAAATAAGTATTTCCCAACAAAAACCTTTTGATTCGGTTAGAGGGAATCCAAATACTCCTGTTAATCCTAACTCGACTCAAACTGGTATTGAATTTAATAGATCTACAAAAATAAGTTCTAAGGGTGATACGTCTAAAGAGTTTAGTATAGGACTACAAGATTTAGATGAATCTATATTTTACTATTTTAATAATGTAATTAAACCCTTTGTATTTCAAAACGGAGAAAGAAGAACAGTTCCTGTAATATATGGTAGCCCAGAAAGATGGAAATCTTTTAGAAGAGATGGTTATTATAGAGATAAAGGAGGTGCTGTAATGTTACCTATTATTGTAATTAAAAGGGATACCATTACTAAGGACAGGTCAACTTACAATAAATTAGATTCTAATATGCCTAATTTATATGGCAGTTTTGAAACTGGTTTTAATTCTAAAAATACTTATTCTAATTTTAATTTATTAAATAATAGAAAACCTGTAAAACAATTAAGGGCCGTAGCAGTACCTGATTATGTTACTCTATCTTATAGTTGTATTGTCCAAACATATTATATGGAACAATTAAATAAGATAATTGAATCCGTAGAATATGCTTCAGATTCTTATTGGGGTAATCCTGAAAGATTTAAATTTAAATCAACAGTTGATAGTTTTACTACAGCTACAGAATTAACTGTAGGGCAAGATAGACTTGTAAAGGGAACATTCAATATAAATCTAAGAGGGTACATTATACCTGATGTGATACAAAAAGACTTAAATTCAATTAAAAAATATAACACAAAAGCAAAAGTTACAATTACATCCGAAACAGTATCTAATATAGAAGATATTAGCAGTCCATCTAATTTACAAAATCCTAACAAAGAAGGTAGAATTAGGTAATTTTAATATAATTTAAACATATTTATCATTATAAATAAAATAAAAAAAAATGAGTAAAATCAAGTTATCAAAAGAAGAGTTACAAAAATTACAAGAATTACAATCTGAAGGAAACCAATTAATATTTTCCCTAGGACAGTTGGAAACTCAAAAAATGTCTATTTTCTCTCAAATTGAAAAAATTCAAAAAGAAAGGGATATTTTAGGAGCAGAACTTCAAGAAAAATATGGAGATGGAAACATTAACATAGAAACAGGAGAATTTACAAAACCAGAATAATTTTAACAATTTTTCTAATATTTATAATAAAACAATTAATTAACATACAAAATGGCAGAAACATTAATATCTCCCGGAGTACTAGCAAGAGAAAATGATCAATCTCAAATAACTCAAGGTCCTGTAGAAGTAGGAGCGGCACTTATCGGTCCTTCTATCAAGGGTCCTGTTGAAGTACCTACCGTAGTTACTTCTTATAGCGAATATTTAGCAATATTTGGAGGAGCTGTAACTAGTGGTTCACAACAATATTCTTATTTAAACCAAACGGCGGCAAATAATTACTTCAATCAAGGAGGAAATTCATTACTTGTAACTCGTATAGTTTCATCTTCATCAGATTGGAGCAGTGCAAATTCAGTAAATCTTCTTAATGAAAACAGAAACGGAAATTTAGCGCAATCTAGTACTACATCTAGTTTTACAATTAATGCCTTTAATATCACTTCATCAGCCGGAAATGGTCCAGCTAGTACTCGTAAAGTAGTATCTGTAGATGGAAAAACACAACTTACAGCAAGTTTTAACACTTCAGAAAGTATGGATGTTTTTGAAATAAGAGGAGGAACAGGATATGTAAGCGGAGATGTAATCGTATTTTCAACATCTTCATTAGGATCAAGCATCCCAGGAGGAGGAGCAGGTATTGATTTAAGAATTACATTAGAAGACGATAACATAGAAAATCAAACCCCATTTGTTTTAAGTACTATATCTAAAGGAGAAATATTAAATAGTACAGGATCAATTTTATCAGGAGGTGCTTTAGAAAATGGAACATCTGATAACATAAGATGGGAAATAACAAACGCTAATACTTCATCTGGAGTATTTAGTATAGCTATACGTCGTGGAGATGATAAAACTAATCAAAAGACAGTATTAGAAACATTTGCTAATGTATCTTTAGATCCATTATCTGCTAATTATATAGAAAATGTAATTGGTAATAGCTATTATGGTCAAATTGTTGATGATAATGGAGATTATTATCTAAATGAAAATGGTAACTATACTAATAAAAGTAGATATGTTTATGTGTCGGCTGTAAATGCACCTACACCAAATTATTTTGATAATACAGGTACAGCAAAAATTCAATATACAGCAAGTTTACCAAATGTAGGAGAAGGAACATTTAGTGGTGGTGAAGGAGATTTATTTGGAGGGGGAGTCCCAGCTAAATTTAACGAAAACATTACAGCTAACAATACTCAAGGTATAACAGCTGATGATTATACGGCAGCAATTAATTTATTAAGCAATAAGGATAACTACCAGTTTAATATATTATCAGCACCAGGATTAATTCATCAATTACACCCATCAGCAGTTAATTTATTAATTACAACTGCTGAAAAACGACAAGATTGTTTAGCAGTAGTAGATTTAAGAGCATATAACTCACTTATAGGTGGTGTTACTAACCAAGCAAGTGGATTTGATAGTTCATATGCTGCCACTTACTGGCCATGGTTACAGTTACTTGACGCAGATACTGGTAAAACAGTTTGGGCTCCACCATCTGCATTGATTCCTGGAGTTTTTGCTTATACTGACGCATCTTCAGACCCATGGTTCGCACCAGCAGGTTTAACTAGAGGTGGATTAGGTCAAGTAATAAAAGCTGAAAGAAAATTAACTTCTGGAAACAGAGATACTTTATATGAAGCAAATGTAAACCCAATAGCTACATTCCCACAAAGTGGAGTTGTAGTATTTGGTCAGAAAACATTACAGAAAAAAGCAAGTGCTTTAGATCGTGTAAATGTAAGAAGATTACTAATTGCTCTTAAAAGCTATATTTCACAAGTTTCAAATACATTGGTATTTGATCAAAACACCATAGCAACTAGAAATAACTTCTTAACACAAGTTAACCCATATTTAGAATCAGTACAACAAAGACAAGGTTTGTATGCTTTTAAAGTAGTAATGGATGATACAAATAATACACCAGATGTAATCGATAGAAACCAATTAATAGGTCAAATCTATTTACAACCATCGAAAACAGCTGAATTTATTGTTTTAGATTTCAATGTATTACCAACAGGAGCTACATTTCCGGTATAAAAAATAAAAAGATAAATATTTATAATAAAATAAAATAAAAAAATGGCAGTATTAGATCCAAACGAAATATTTTTCACAGCATTTGAACCAAAACAAGCAAATAGGTTTATAATGTATATGGATGGAATTCCATCATACACTGTAAAAGCTGTTGGGGCTGTAACTGTAACCAATGGAACAGTACCTTTAAATCATATTAACGTTCAACGTTATGTAAAAGGTAAAACTACTTGGGGTACTATTCAGTTTACATTATTTGATCCAATTACTCCATCTGGTGCACAATCAGTAATGGAATGGGTTAGATTACATCATGAATCAGTAACTGGTAGAGATGGTTATAGTGATTTCTATAAGAAAGATTTAACATTCAATGTATTAGGTCCTGTAGGGGATGTAGTATCAGAATGGATTATTAAAGGAGCATTAATAGTAGATGCAAACTTTGGTGAATATAATTGGGATACAGCTGATACAGCACAAAATATTACCATGACAGTTCAACCAGATTATTGTGTTTTAAATTTCTAAAACAAAGAAAAATTATTATTATTTAATATAAAGTTTAAAATTGC